CTCCACCTCCACCTGCACCACCTCCACCTGCACCACCTCCACCTGCACCACCTCCTAGAGCACCGTTAACGCTGTTGGGAGTACACAATGAGACAATCTCCTTGGGGGTAAGCCCTTGATCTAGCAATGCCGCGGCAACAACTCCGACGGTGCCTGATTTAATCCCAGCCATCTTGCTAATTTGCTGCAACAATCCAGTTGGGGTGCCAAAATCTTCTAAGTTTGCCAAGTTTATTAAATCACCAGTCTTGGCAAGATCCCGCCCTAAACATTTCACAGCTAAATTCACACCAGTGGCTTGGCCGGTGATCAAATCATTCATTGTGGTAAAGGTAGGACCAAGATAAGTGGTAGCATTCACAGCACTGCATATCAGGGTATTTGTGGTGGATCGATAACCTGACACTATCTGAAATACTTGACAGAATTTATCAACTTCTCCATCGCCCAAATACATGGCAGCATTATTGGCCACAAGATTGCCAAATCCTCCTGGCTCACTGGTAGGCAATAATGGATTGGTATTGGCCGATGCTGTTGGCACACTGGCCCCAAGAGCCGGGCATGTGCCAGCGCCAAGTGATTTGAGAGTGGTCACAACCGAAGCACTCAATCCATATGAGGGTGCAGCAGCAATGGTACTCATAAGATTGGAAATCAATGACAACGAATTATACGACGTTACTGCATTGGTCAGCGCAGTTGGTACCGCAATGCCTTGATTTTGCAGCAGGCCTGCACCTGCAATCAATTGCAACGGTGTGTATATACCTGGGGCACTGAATCCTGGACCAGCCATTATCCTGCCCTTACATCAAAGCTGCCGCCAACTCGAGCATGGCCACAGGTGTCGGCGTTGCCTGTCACACTGATTGCTTGGCCAGCCACTCGTACACTGGGCACTCCACCGGCAGTTTGCGGAACATGAGTGGGTTTCCTACTGTGAGCACTCACTGGCATGTTGATTGTGGCTGTGGGAATTCCGTTGGTTCGTACCGAATTTATGCCAGCAACTATTACTCCACCTCCTGAGTCTGAATCGCCTTGACGTTGTACTGACGGCATGTTATCCTAATATCAATTTCTTTTCTGGTACCTTGATACCAGTTGTGGCTTCAATATACTTCATTCTCACTGAATCATCAGTAAGAGAATAGATTGACACACTATTGATATTTAGTCTCACAGTTTCCTTGGGGTCAGCGGTAAACATACTGGGTACCAGTCCCAGTCCCTGCGGCCCGGGCGCCACACTCACTGGTTCTTCAACTGTGACCCATTCATTTGATACATCTGTGACTTTGGCAATGAGTTCTTCACCAGAGTTTAATTTAAAAGTGTAAACTTTACCAATTTCTGCTATAATTTTCATCCGGTGCTTTCTGTTAATTTTGCTTTGAGTTCTGTAAACCCGCCTACCAGTTCTCCGTTGAGGATAATCTGTGGTACTGTTCGTGCTGTGGGAATTGCTTCTAGCAATTCTTCTCGAGTATATCCGTCTCCAATTTTGCGTTCTTCAAAAGCAATGCCTTTTTGTTTTAACAGTGCTTTGGCTTGATCGCAATAAGGGCAGTGATACTTGCTCCATAAAATAGCTTGCATTTTTATTTTCTTTCTTTTGATTTGTCATAGGTCTTGGCAAATATGTCTGTTTTAACAACACCATAATCACCAGGACCGTGTTTGACAATGTAGTCATTGCCCTTGGTATATTCTAAATTGCCCCATGATGCTTTAACAACACCATCATGATCAGCTAGCTTGGCTACTTTCATGATTTTCTTGGGGGTAGCTGTGCCATCACTGTTGTCGTCGTAATAGGCTGCAAACTTGATCGGACTCACAGGATACTTCTCGCCCTTGGGTCCTGTGATAATCTTGTGTCCCACGGTGTAAGCCACAGGGCCTTCAAGTGTGTCTACGGTACCATTGTCAGCGGCAGTTTCGTAACTGATAGGGAAGGGATGTTTGTAAGTTTCAAATCCGCCTTGGGCAAACCAATTGTCGTCAATCATAATTCAGGTAATTCTTCATAGTTGATACTGTCACTCATAACACCAATAACATAATTAGTCGATTCGTTCTCCTGGAGCGCAGTTTGTTTCTTGCTGGTGTCAACGTGCTTGTTGAACCAGGGAATGGGTGTTGATCGAGGTGCGGGTTCTGTGTACTTGATACCAATTTCGTTCAGTGCGTTTTTGGCAGTAAAGTCCACAAAGTCTCTCAAGATGTTGGCATTGAGTCCGATCACAGGCCCATGCTTAAACAAGTAATCAGCCCACTCTTTTTCTTCACGGATCACATCCCGATACAGTTGGTACACTTCGCCCTCGCATTCGGCCTTGATGGCAGCAAATCGAGGATCTTCTTTGATCACTTGATTGATTAACCAAGCAGTCCACTCTTTATGTAGTATTTCATCTTGCAGAATTAGCTGAATGATGTTGCCATTGCCAATAAAAATACGATTTTCCACCATGGCCAAACTTGTGGCAAAGCTAACCATAAAGCGGAATGCTTCCAAAGCATAGCTGGCATGCAATGCCATCCATATTGCTCGAATGTGTTCTTGTTCTGTTACCAATTTAAGACCAGCATAACGTGTCTGCCATTCTGGCAACGAATTAACATTTAGTTCTTTGCGGCAATTAATCACATGCAGATCATCATAATACTTGCCTACACTACTTGCCATGCCAACAATTTCTCGAGTGTCGTGGATAGTGTTGAATATATCCTTGGGTACATTGTAGATATTGCGAATGATGTGACTGTAACTGCGACTGTGAATATTTGTTTCAAAGAATGTCCAGTTGTAGACCAGTGCTTCTAGTTCAGGCAAGCTCACAACGGGTGTAAAGATTTGGCTAGGTCCTCGTCCTTGCAAACTGTCCAGGGCAGTCTGTCTGAGTAGGTTTGATGTAAAGATATGTTTAACTGTTGCACTAGCATCTTTGAAATCTTGTGAGTCCTTGGTCAGGGAAATCTCTTCAGGTACCCAAAAGAAGCCACGTGCCTCTTGTTCAAACTTGGCAATCTTGTTGTATTTGACTTCTTCAAATCGTTGAATGGTCACTGGACCTGCAGGATCTAGAAACATTTTTCTGTTGAGATAGTCTGTCTTTGTTGTTAAGTTGTATTGTGCTTGACTCATAGTGTTCTGCCTTGTTTGTATGTTCTGTTCTCTTTTAGGAACTTATCTAAATCTTCAGCATTAAGTTTAACATTCTTAACGCCGTCTGTCACCCATCTATGACTTGATGTCGCAGAGGATAGTTGTTTACGTTGTTCTTCACTTCTGTAGTATGGGTCATACTTTACTTCCGCTAATCCCGCCTTACTCAGTTTAACATTTACTTCTGTTAACAGTTCTGTTCTACCATTAGTAAATCTCTGTTTCATAATCATAGGACTAACATTTAACTCTTGTTTCAGTGTATCATCTATCTCTTTACGCAGAATGTAGTTGCCACTCTTGTTATTCTTAATCGCATATTTTACTACAGCTTCTACTACCATTTGCTTAGTAATGTCGGGTTTAGCACGACTATTCTTCATACCCGACTGTAGCATAGACCTACGATTACTTAAATCTTTCATTTCCTCATCCGAATACTTTTCAGTAGTATTACCACCGTCTCCGCCGTGCGTCATATTGTAGCCGTTTTTAAATGTATCGAACTTTTTAACATAATAACGCTCTTTACTCTTAGCCGCTTGTTTAGTAGTAGTTTTGCATAACTGTTCGGATACTATGTTCTCTACACCATATTTACGAATAGCACGATAGAAATGTCTATCCGAACCTTCTAATGCTTCTTCAATATGTTCTTCTAATCTTTCGATCATAGACTTCTTAGTGTAGCCCACATACTTCTTATCATTTAATGTATGACAATAAACAATGTATTTCATATTATTCTCCTACACTTATTTATTACTGAAATACTATTACCTACAATTTACAAGCCTCACAATCGGATTCATCATCAAAATCTACTTCCTCTAATTTAGTTTCTTCGACATCTTGACCTTTACTACCCTGTTTGTTTATGAGTGAGTAGTACATGGTTTTTAAACCGAACTTATGAGCTAACATTAAATTCTTAGCAATCAATGTAGTAGGTACTTTTCTATTAGAGAAGTGAGCGGGGTTATAGAACGAATTTGTACTTAGACTCTGATCGGTGTATGCCGCAATAACAGCCGCGGTTTTAAGATAATCGATACAATCTTTTTGATCCCACATAAGCTGATACTTCGATTTCAACTTGTGATACTCAGGCACCACTTGTGTAAGCGAACCTGCTTTTGACTCTTTAACTGTAATAAGGCTCATAGGCATCTCAATACCGTTAGTTGAGTTGATTACTACACTACTTGATTCTACAGGTGCTACAGCCATTACAGTAGCATTACGAACACCGTATTGTTTCATTTGCTCACGCAACACTTCCCAGTCAAGTTCTGGATCAAATTTAGTAAGTTCGTTTACTCCTTCGGCTCTTAATTCCCAAGGGAATATTCCCTGTCCATATCGCGTTTTTTCTGAATGTAAACAAGCACCGCGTTCTTTAGCAAGTTCTACAGTAGCTTCTGTTAAGTAATACGCTTGGTGTTCAGTCCAGGTTTTAACTTCGGCTAATGCTTCAGGGCTTCCATATTTTAATCCGCGTTTAGCGTGCCAATAGGCTAAGTTAGTAATACCAATACCAATAGGACGAATTTCGTCATTGCTTAACTTACTTTGGATAGACAAGAAGTCTTGATAATCAAGGATATTATTAAGTGATCTTAATAAGATTCTGTTAGCTCTACGCATATCTTCTGGATTGCGGAATGCTCCCCAGTTTAGCGATCCCAAGGTACACAAAGCAATCCTGCCCTCGTTATCATCTAATCGCTTAAAGCTCTTAGTCGGCAAAAGAATTTCCATACAAAGGTTTGACTGGTAAATGGTGTGATACTCTGGATCAAATGGTCCTTGCTTCATCACGTTGTCTACAAACACAAGATAGATACGTCCAGTGTCTGTACGTTCTTTGAGAATGCCGCCTTTGAATACTTCTTCAGCGTTCATTGTTTTTGTTCTCAGGTCTGTGCGTTTTTCGTATTTGCAGTATAGCTGTTCAAACAATTCAGTATTACTATAAAATGCTTCATACAAGTCTGGCACTTCATTGGGATCAAAGAAGGTTATGTCTTGTTTGTTTTTAAATCGTCTCCAGAAGAATGCAGAGAGCACAACCCCATAGTCCATGAATCTAACACGGGTTTCGTCTGTGCCTTGATTGTTCTTGAGAACAATAAGGTCATCAAACTGATGATGCCAAATAGGGTAAAATACAGTGGCACTGGCATTGCGAATACCTCCTTGACTACAGCTACGAAGATCACCAAACCATTTCTTCAAGAATGGGATCATACCAGTATGCATGATTTCGCCACCACGAATTGGACTGCCCAATGGGCGTAGTCTGCCAATCTCCAATCCAATGCCAGCACGTTTGCTGGCATACTTGGCCATCATCTCCCCACTAGCGAAAATACTATCCAGGTCATCATCACTGCGAATGAGTACGCACGAACTGAATTGCTTAGTAGGGGTACCGAGACCAGCAAGCACAGGAGTAGCAAGGGTAAAAAGTCCATCACTTGCTGCATTGTAATATTCCTTAATATATCTCATGCGAGCCAAGTTGGGTTCTTCCTTGTGAAAAACAGTGGCCGCCGCAATTATGTATCTAACTTGCGGAGTTTCATATGTTTGTTTTGTACTGCGATTTTTAACCAAATATTTTTCAATCAATTGTTCAATTGCAGCGTAGCTATAGCTTTCATCCTTGGCATGATCCAGCATTTCATTCATGCGATTCCAATCTTCTTCTGTATACCACTCTAATAATTCCGGGGTATACAATCCTGTGGCCACATTGGTTTTTACAATCTCATACAAGTGTGGCGGCGTATAACTTCTGTACACATCTTTGCGTAGCATACTTAATCGTTGCTTGCCTGCTACAAACTGATAATTGGTATGTCCTATGCCCGGATTGGATTCTACGTCAATTAAATCAACAATAGCACGTAAGGTAATTTCATCAATCTCTTTGGTGGTGATGCCGTCATAAAAATGCAATTGAGCCTTGATCTCTACCATACTCTGACTAACATCCGCTATGCCTGCACATACTTTGGCAATTTGTGTCTGCCATTTTTCGAGAGCAAGTGGCTCTCGTTGTCCATGTCTCTTAACAACTGTTATAATTTTCATTCTACTCCTACTTTATTTGTAGTTTTATTTGGGTCTGGGTAATCTGGTGTTGAGACTTTGTTATTAGTCCCGGACTGATATTTACGACAGTGTCTCGGTCCCAATTCAATATATATTTGTTGTTGTCAAGTAGGACTACATTGTCGCTACCCACCTCTGCCAACACCGCATGTTGCAGATCTTCTCGATCCAATATTGCTATAGTATACAGGATTCCCAGCCCGCGAGCAAGAGAACAATACAAGTTGTCATCTAATAATTGCCAAGGATCTGGCCAATCCAGTTGGTCATCCCAGTGCAAATGGTAAGGAGTCCAGGGGGTATTAAACCACCATTGATTAATGGCAGTAATAGCAGTGGTGAAATCAGCAGTGGTACACTGGCAACGAAGATCAGACCAGCTTGCCAGTCGATCGCCAAAGGTGTGTGGCCACATCAATCTAAATGTGTTATGGAATATTTAATTGTGCCAGCAGATCCAGTATTGGTTGTGGCATAAGAAACTGTTACATTGATCGAAGCCTGAGCCACTGTCAATGTAACCCCAGTGCTGGCATTTTCTGAATAGTCATCTGTGTATGTAAATGCTGTGCCAGATACCACAGTTATTGTGCCAGTTCGATAGGTACTGCTGCGAGTGATAGTGTAGTCTACCTTGAATGCTCGAATGGCATTGACCAGATCAGTATTGACTACAAATAACGTGCCCGAACTGTTGTTGTTAAGTTGACTGGTTACCCCTGTGGTACGGCTGTATTCGCCCAGTTGCAATTGATTGGCAATGGTAGAATTGGCTGACCCGTCAATGGTATAACTGATACCTTGAATGTTCATACCCAACACAATACTACCAGTATTGTTCAATGCAATTCTAGGTTGAGTTGCTGCTTGAGCAGTTGTGCGTTCAAACATGTCACCAATGCTGACATTGTTATCAGCATCAATGTCAATGACTGGTGTGGTTATTACTCCCAGGAACAGATTACCCACATCATAAAAAGTATTGTAGGCACTGGCATTGAGACTTGGTCCAGATATCACAATTGCCTCATGATATATATTATCAAAAATGTTTTCAACAATACGTATCCCGGTTGGGCTGGTGTTAGGGCTGCTGATGGTATCACTTTCTAATAACACTCCCTGGTACAATGTATCAAAGTAGCTACCTCGGATAGTGGCACCAGTCACATCTTTATCAGTTTTAACACCATAGGTGGCACCGGCAAACACACAGGTATTGAAATTAATTTGTTTGCATGGCAGGCTTGCGCTGGAATCAAATGACACACACGATAGTTGTTCTGGACTGGTATCGCCATTGGCCGTGGTAAATGGCCCTTGCAATACAACATTATCCACTGACAATTGTCGAGCACGATCAATCAGCATGATATTATGACTGATGGCCGAATCATTTCCTGAATTGGCAGTCTGAAAACTCATGTCACGCATGTTGATATTAATTGGAGCGGTAGCGCCGTTGGTTCCAATATTATTTCCAGTCTGTTGCAAACTATCCACAGTCTGTACCACATAAGACGGCAAGGCCTCGGCTGTCCAATAAGTTGTGTTTGTGGGCAAAATTTCTGTGCCTGACAGGCTGGTTGGAACATCAATTACTGCACGATAATAGCTGCCATCGCCAGCATAAAACACCATGACATCTGCCGAGTATGCAGTTAGGGTAACCCAACTGCTCACTTGAAATAAAATAATACTGGAGTCAGCCCCTTCTCCATACAGTTCAGCAAATGGTGGCACCAGCAGTGTGTCGGTGACCAAATATGTGCCGGCCGGAAACATCAAACTCCTACGAATTTGTGTGTTGGTTTGTCGACAATACAACTGATAAAGAGCACGATTGATAGCATTGGTATCATCTGTAACTCCGTCACCAGTGGCGCCAAAGTCTGTGACTATGGCCAAGCTATCCAGTCGAGATTGTAAACTTTGAGTTATGGGTGCGCCTGTTGTGGGTCCAGTTTGTGCCGTGTATCCGGCAGCATCACCGGTATATGTGTACCCAGTGGTATAACTCAATAGGTCTGAAAATTCTGTCAATACTTCGGTGTTTCCTACAGTAGGGGCACCATCCTCCACAGTGCCATTGCCAATATACAGTCGCCGATCATCAATGGCCCATCCTAATTCAGCGCCGGCCAATGGTTCGGGTAGATCTTGTGCTAGACCTTTTCTTTGTGTTATTCTAGATATTTGTAAAATGGCCACGGTGAATCCTCAGTGTATTAGATATTTAGCAAATAATACTGTTCAACCTTGCGCCACCATTGGTCACGATATTTGTCATACTCAGCCCCTTCAAGCACAAATTCTTGATATTCTGGGGGTTTAATAATTGAATTGTTGTGGTCAATTTCTGGTTTGACACACATTAAAATAACACCTTTGCGTATTTTTGTGCCGTAGACTTCGTTATGAGCTTCTGCATATGCACACAGTTGCACAAAATAATCATCAATCCATTCACGTTTTTTAGGCCGGTTGGTTTGTTTGTAATCTAGTATGGATTCTTGATTCAAGTGCAGGCCGGCACCGTCGGTAGTACCGGCATAAATTCCGGGAAAGTACAAGGGAACTTCTATACCCCAAAATTCATTGACATTTTTTAATCCTTGGTCAATTACCACCTGTGCCATGGCGTGGCTGGGCCAACTAAATGGATTAGATCCACGTTCCTTAATCATTCCATCTTTAACGTATTGCTCAAGGTACGTGTGCATGCGTGTGCCGCGATTTGCAGCCTCGGTGGTAATTTCCTGTGCTTTTTCCACACCCACACGTCTACGCCAATTGTGTAGTGCTTGTATTTTTTCTTGCGATTTGGTCTTGTCCAGGATAGTGGTCACACTGGGCAGTTTGTTACCATCTGGCGTTTGATAAAATCGCTTGCCATCTATGGTCACACGAGGAATAAGTTTATATTCAAATTTAGGGTTATACAATATTTTCTTTCAAGAATTATACTCTAAAACTTGCACCACATCCGCAGCGGTCACGTTCATTGGGATTGCGGAATTCAAACCCTTCATTAAGGCCTTGCCTTACATAATCCACTGTCATGTTTTTGAGATAAACTTCTTCTTTCTGACCAACCAGCACCACAAAGCCAGGCTGAGCATAATTAATAACGCCCGATTCGGCGGCATACTCTTGTACATATTCCAATACATAAGCAAGTCCTGAACATCCAGTAGTTTTTACCCCAAGACGGATACCAGCATAGTTTTTGGCAGTGACAAGTTTTTGTATTTTATGTTTTGCTGTGTCAGTGAACGATATCATGCTTTTTTCGGTAATCTTCTACCGCGGCCTTGATTGCATCTTCAGCCAGTATCGAACAATGTATCTTTACTGGCGGCAATGCAAGTTCTTCTGCTATGTCTGAATTTTTAATGCTTCCTGCCTGGTCGAGAGTCATTCCTTTAACCAGTTCTGTGATCAACGATGATGATGCAATTGCTGATCCGCAGCCATAGGTTTTGAAACAAGCATCTTGGATTATGCCAGTCATAGGGTCAACCTTGATCTGCAATTTCATCACATCGCCGCACGCCGGAGCACCAACCATGCCGGTACCCACAGTATCGTCTATTTCAAACTTGCCCACGTTGCGTGGATTTTCGTAATGGTCGATTACGGCTTTACTGTAGGACATTGTATTCTCCTGTTATTAATTATTAAATGTTTGTGTAAACACTCGTCCGCGATAGCTAAATGTAACTATTTCACCTTGTTGAACCTGTACGGGAATGTATCTGCACACTTGTCTTTGTTCTATTCTAGCCGGTTCACGGCCAACTTCATTACCAATAGCACCACCTATCAATGCTCCAATAACAGTTCCGGCCAACTGGTCATTACGATTGCTGCCCAGTGTGCTACCTAATAATCCACCGGCCACGGCACCAATGGTTCCGGATCCAGAGCTGCTGTCTCGATGGAATTCCTGCACATGACATTGTTGTTGTTGCACTGTGATAAATTTTGGTTGTACATTTACCACATAGATATCTTGCGCTATCACTGATAACGGAAGGGCCAATAAGATTGTTAATAACTTTTTCATCAGAGTCTCCTTATAGACATTATACTGTATTTAACGTGTTAGGTCAACTGTCAGTTGACCATTTTGTCTAAACTCCGCGAGTTTTATTCATGGCCGATCGGGCAGCATTGGCAACAATGTCCTGGGCCTTGTTTACTGGCATTTCGGTTGGGCCTTCGGGGCCTTGACCTTTAAAGGTAATGTCTGGCAAGTTTGGATCAATTGGTTCCAAAACACCACTGAGTGGAGGTTGCCCAACAATTTCATCTAGA